CTAATTCCCTCCTCGCTTCCCCATCGCCTTCAAGGCGGCGGCCTGGTGATCCGGCCGATGGTGGCCGTAGTCGTCAATCAGGGTCTTGGGGTTCATGCCCAAATAGCCGCTGGCTTCCCAGACGTCGGCCCCGTTCTCCATGAGCCAGGTCGCAGCGCTGTGGCGCTGCCAGTGCGGCGTAATCGCGGGATCTAGTCCGGCGTCGGCGACGCAGCCCGCGTAGCCACGCCGGATGCGGCCGGCGAGAGGCCGGCCGCCGTGGTGGATGATGGCGCTGGTGGTCGTCAGCTCTCGCTTGGCGCGCTCGGCCATCAGCGTCTCGTCGGCGGCCTTCCATCGCCGCATGTGGGCGAGCAGGCGCGGCGGGATGCGGACCAGCGGCCGGCGCTTGGTCTTGTGGTCCTTCTCCTTCTTGCCGCGACGATAGATCACCGCCGCGTCGAGGTCGGCCCACGCCTGAACGGGGCTCTCGTGCCACAGCAGCTTCGGAATCACGCCAGGGCGGGTTCCGGTGTAGAGCCCGATGAGGATGAAGCGTCTCAGGTGGGCGCGGTTCGCGCGCGACGAATCCTGCAGCCGCTTCCATCTCCCGTCCACCAGGCGGTAGCCCATCGACGCCTTCAGCAGCGCCGCGGCTTGCGACCTGGTCAGTGCATCGCGATTGCTCTCCGGCTTTTCGGGAAGCCAGACCTTGGGGCGCTTGATCAGGTGATACTCGTCGTCCCAGTACCCGATCGCGGCCGACAGGTCCTCCAGCTCGCGCCGGGCGCCCTGTTCGGTGACGTAGCGCAGTCCGGTCTGATCGGTCGCCGCCGCCCCTGGATCGAGCGCCGCCTTCGCAGCCTTGAACGACTTGACCGGCTGGGTGATCCGGTGGGCCACGTAGGCCTGGCAACTGGAGCGCCGCACGTCCGAAACGACCTGTTCGCCAAAGTAGGCCAGCAAGGTTCTGACGCGGATAGCGGTGGAGCCGGGATCGCTCAGCGTCGGCGCACGGCCCTTGGCGTAGTACGCCAGGACCTCCGCAATCAGGAGCCGATCGGGATCACTGCGGCGCTCGGCCTCGGCGGCTGGGCTGGCCGCTTCCGTGGGCCGCGGCGCCCACTTTTCGGCGATGTAGGCCGCGAGCTGCGACTCTGCACCGTCAGGGCCGTGCAGGCCGTCAGGGCCGCAGCCTGTGCTGATCTCAGTCGATCCGTCTCGGATGAAATAGATGTCGGGCAGCCGCCGGCCCGAGCGGTTGTCGGTGCGGCCTTTGCGGAGATAGAGGCGGGGGCCTTTGGCGGGACGCGGCATGGTTCCGGTGTAAAGAGAGCGGCCACGGCGGCCGGGGTGACGAACAATAGCCCTCTGACCCGCGCCGCCGTCAAATGGCCCCGGTTGATCGCGGTGCGCAGGCTGGCGACGGTCAGCGGCCCATCTGGCCAGAACACGGCGATGTACTCCACCAGGGTCATCTGGTCATCGTCGGCCCAGGCCTCGCGGCCCGGCCGGCGCTCGATCCGGGCGAGGGGGGAGGGCCTAGCCATGGTCGGCGTCCTCTTCCTCACAATAGCGCTGCCAATCGCCTTCCCCGCGCACCCAGGCGTTGGCGCAGTCCTGGCATAGGTCCTCGCCGTCCAGGTTGGTGATCGCCCGCGCGCCGGGGTGATGGATGCACTCGGGTTCCGCGAGGATTTCGATGGCGGCGCCGAACGCGCGGGCAGTCAGGTGCAGCGTGCGAGCTTGGACGGACATCTTGTCCTGAGCCGAACGCCAGTGAGCATCGGAAACTGGGTATCCGTAGGTTTCCAGAGCCTTCGCCAGCAGCAGGCCCTTTTCGCGGACGTCATCGAGCGCGCAGATGAAAGCCGTCGCGGCATACATCATTGCCTCGCCGAGCTTCATGGTGGCGATAGCGTCGCTGGCGTCGTCCTTGCTCCACGCCCTACACGCGGCATCCCAGGTGCGGCGCGCTTCGTCTAGGCCCTTAACCGCCATGCCGAGCCCCCTGGAGCGCGCGAATTCGAGGCGCGTCGGGAGCGAACTGCGCGAGCTTGCCTTCGCCTTCGGCGGTCCATCGCCGCGCCTCGTCGCGCGCTTCCATGTAGTCGAGCCACATGGCCGCGCCGTCGCTAGTGCGGCGACGCCATGCGCGCCAGGTCGCATTTATCTGAGTGCGGAGGGGTTGGGGCAGCGCCCTCCAGTGCGGCGTGCACATAAACTGGCTCGGGCTACGCGCACACGCGCAGCCGACGGCTTGGCAGATGAGCGCCGCCATCAAACCCGCCCTCCATGCTGAGCCAGGACAGCGTCCGCCGCGCTCAGGATTTCAGAGAGCTGGCAGTCGGTGAAAAGCGTGCCTTGCGCAAATAGCGTGACGTAGCCGGCATAGCTTTCGCCCTCCGCCACGTCGACCTCTGACGACGGCACAGCGATCCGGTCGCCGGGCCGCGCGTGCGCTGCGCCAAAGCATCGCGCGTGCATGTCTACTTCGCCCGCCGGCACCTGAACCTCGTCGGGGTAGACCATTTGGCCGCAGGCCTCGCATTGGGGATAGTAGTCACCCTCAAAAGAGGTTCGCAGCAGCGAGGCTGTCTCCCTCAATTCCTGCACCAGCGCCGACCGTGGGACGATTGGGCGACGGTGCAACTTGTCGCCTCGTTCAATCGCGCGGATGAGGTTCTGAGCGTGGCACGCGGCGTTCTCGCGCCAGTGCTGGCGATCATGGATCAGCGCCCCAGCGATCAGGGGCATGACGTCGAAGGGAGGCGTGTTCATCACGCAGCCCTCCGGCGCTGGAGGCCGCCCAGGCGGCCAAGCGGTTCCAGGGAGGCGAGCGCCGCTCGCAGGGCTTCGGCATTGCGGCCTTTCAGCCAGGCGTAGCCGATGAAGCGGGTGCGGTGGCCGAGCTGGTCTTCGGCGTAGACCCCGACGACCCGGCGCGGGCTGTCTTCGCCCTTCACCATGATTCGGTCGTCGCGCAGGTGCAGGGCCTGGTCGCGACGATCGCGGTGGATGCGCCGGACCAGCGCCGGCAGATCGGCGAAGACTGCCGGCTTGGTCAGCGGCGAGAGGTTGGGCAGCAGGGCGTAGTCGTAGTGGGCAGGCAAGGTCGGCCTCCTGAAATAGGCGACGGCGTCGGAAACGGCGGGGCGGGAGCGCTTGAGGCGCGGCGTCATTCGTCGTCCTCGGCGTAAGGGCGCTCGACCAGCAGGGAGCGGACGCTGCGGTGGCGGGCGGCGGCATAGTTCGGGGCGACCATCGGATAGTCGCGCGGCAGGCCCCAGCGGTGGCGATAGGCGTCCGGTTCCAGGCCATAGGCCGCCCGAAGGTGCTGGGTCAGGCTGAGGAACTTTCGGCCGTCCTCCAGACAGGTGATGTGGTCGGGCGTGATCGAGCGGCGGATGGGGACGGCCGGCTTGCGCTCTTCCTCTGACGCCAGCTTGACGTCGGCGATCACGAACGCGGCTTCCGTCTCCGCGACCACGGCGTTGAGCGTGGCCATGACCAGCAGGACCCGCGCCTGGACCAGGTCGGGATGCTCCTGGCCGTCGCTGTCCACGGTGAAGAACGGCGCGCCGCTGGCGTCGAAGATCACACCCAACTCGTCGCCCGTACCGGCCGTCAGCGGGAAGCGGACTCCAACGCGATCGAACAGGTCCGCGCGCGAGAAGTCGTCGCTGCGTTCGATTTCCTCGCTCACGCAGTAGAGGGCTTCCCGCGCCTTCCTGTCGGCGACCTCGTCCACCAGCTCGTCAGCGTCGTGGTCCTGCGGCGCGGGGGCGGCGCTGGCCGGCTCATCCACCACGTTCAGCCAGGGGGTGCGGTATTCCGCGATCAGCTCGCGCGGCCAGCCGGCGGCTTCGTTCGCGTCCTCCAGCGCTTCGTCGGTCAGGTCCTGTTCGTCGGCCCAGGCTTGGCCCTGATCGGTCATGGCCGCGTGCGGCCCGTTAGGGAACACATGGCTGACCTTGATCAGGCGCAGATCGTTGGCGAGCCGCGCGAAGGACGCGTCGAGCCAGTACTTGCGAACCTGGGTCCAGCGCTCGCCCGTCACAGCGCCATCGTAGCCGTCGTCACCGTTGGCGAGCTTCATCGCCAGCTCCAGCATGGCGAGCCGTTCGAGGGGCGTCAGCTCGCGGAGCTGTGCCGGGGCGGCGGTCGGCGCGGGCGCGGCGTCGCGCTTTCCCCCTCCCCCACTGTTACGTGGTCCGCCGCCCTCGGCGATGCGCCGCGCCTCGTTGGCGCGAGTCAGGTTGGGGAAGCGGCGGCCGTTGACCACCAGGGGGTCATCGAAGACCAGCCAAGACTCGGGGACCTGCAGCAGCGGGAGCTGGGGACGCTCGGCGATTTTCGCCTCCAGCCACGGCGCGTGCTGTTGCTCCACCAAGCGGGGTCGATGATCCTTGGTGTTGATCAGGCCGACGATATGCCGCGTCACCACTTCACACAGCGTCGCCCGGCCACGGAGGCCGAGGCATGAGCGGTAGCCGGTGTCGCTGAGGAAGGGCGCGTTTAGGTCATGGACATGCAGTTCGACATCGCCTCCGGGCGTGTATCGCGAAGGGCGTCCTCGCGCCGCGACGACGACGGGCATTCCGTTGATGTCGATCATGAACAGGCCCTGTTGGCCGTACATCGGCGGCTCGCCGTCCGGCGCGGCGAGCGCGGCGGCGACGACGTCCGTCGCTGAGGGGCGCCCCTCCCGCGGGGCGGCCGACCCACTCGCCTCCCCGCCATTGAAGGCGTAGACGACCTGGTCGTAGCGCTCGGCCGCGGCGCACGCCGCGTTGGTATCGCCGCGGCGGATGGCGGCGTCGTACTCGTGCAGCTCGGCCAGCGCGGTCTTCAGGAGTTCGGCGCGGTCTTCGCCCTGAGGCTCCGGCGCGTCCAGATATGCCATATGGGCAGGGCGCGGAGGCGCCACCTCTTCCACGTCGATCTGATGGGGCTCGGGCTCCGCCGGCTTGGGGACTTTCACGGCGTTGCGCAGCCATTCCCAGGTGTGGTCGGGGCCGCCGGCCTCGTGCAGGGCGATGTCTTCGGGCGAGGCCTCGCGCAGGACCTTGGTCATTTCCTGAACGGTGCGCGGATCGCGGCCGGTGCGCAGCGCAGCCTCGCGCGCCGACCAACCGGTTTCCGCGATCAGCTCGGCATAGGCCCTCGCCTCTTCGATCAGGGTCAGGTTGGCCCGCTGGCCGTTCTCGACCAGGGCGAGATAGCTGACCTGGCCGGCGGATCGTTCGCGCTGGATCGCGCGCAGTCGGCGGTCGGTCGGCCACAGGCCACGCTCGATCAGCAGGCCCACCGCGCGCCAGCGGCGTTCGCCCGCGGCGATGTCGTGGACCCCGTCATTATCCGGCGGGAAGACCACCAGGTTCTGAAGGACGTCCCCCGCGTCATGGATGGTCGCGGCTAGCGCCTCCAGCTCGGCCTCGTCGATGCGCTTGCGCGGCTGGAGCGGATTGGGGCGCAGCTCGTGGTGCGCCAGCATCATGACGTCGGTCGCCCCCCCGCCCTCGGCGACGGCCGCCCCGTTGGCCACGTCGATCGCGTGCAGCGCTCGGCGGCCGGCGTCGGTCAGGTCGAAGGGCTTGTCGTGGGTGACCAGGCCGTCGCGGTGGAGCAGGTCGAGCTGGCGGGCGAGGTTCTTGGAGTCGCGGCCCGAGGCAGCGGCGACGGCTTTCAGATCGGCCAACGGGCCGCCCGCGAAGGCGCGCAGGATGTCGACATTCTGGAGCGCGACGACCGTCAGGGCCGAAGGCGCAGGCGTGGGGGCGTTCATTGACTTGGTCCCTTGGGACTTAGGCCGCGTATTCGAAGGCTTCGGGCGGAGCCCAGCCGGCGGCGTGCAGGTTGCTGAGGATTTCGCGGACCTGGTCGAGCGACATGCCGTCCCAGATGACGGCGATGACGACCGGGTCCGCGCCGGTGGAAAGGTAGGGGACCATGTGCGCCGGCGGGTCGGAGAGAAGATCGATCTCCCCGCCCGCCGCCTCGACCGCGGCGACGGACTGCGGCGCCCGGGCGATGCGGCGGAGGATGGCGCGGACGACCAGAACGGGGTCCTTGTTCCAGAAGTCCCGCCAGCGGCGCGGGCTGGCGACGTCGTCGTGTTCCACGTCGGGGGCGAAGGGCGTCAGGTGGACGCCGATTGCCCGCTGCGTGGAGACGCGAGCGGCGCTCGCGTTCACCGCCAGACGCCGAAGAACCGGGCTTCGGTGGCGGGCCGCCCCTGGGCGAAGGCGAGATAGCTGGCGCTGGCCCGCTTCTCGGATTCGTCTGCGGCGAGGTCGAGCTGATCGGCGTGCTCGCCCGCCTCCAGATAGGCGGCGTCGGCGCGAAGGCAGCGGGCCAGGAACCGGGCGTCGCTGGAGGTTAGGACTTCGCGGCCGCCATCGCCCAAGCGGGCGATCACCATGGCCTCGACCTTGGCCCCGGTGCGGACGCCGAGCGGGGTCAGGACCAGGGACGGCGACGGCTGGCTCTCGAGCTGCAGGATCACCGCGGCGATCCGCTCGGCCTCCAGGCTGATGGGCGTGTGGATTTGAGCGGCCATCGCCTACAGTCCCCCGTCTTGAGCGGAGGGAGCCGATGACGGCGGACGAGTTGAAACTGAAGGTCGAGGCTCTGGAAGTTGTTCTGGGGCTGGTGATTGGTCACCTGCCGCCGGAGACGCAAGGCGCGCTGAGCAGGTTGCGCACAGACCTTCACCGGGGAGAGGAACTTGACCGGCGGGGGATCGACCGTCGCCTGTCGCTTCCGATTGACGACGTTCTGCTGCGCGCCGGGCTGCCCGCGCTTTGAGCCAGGCGCCGGCCTCGCGGATGTTCCGATAGATTCTGTCGCCGACTATGAGCTTTTCGCGCTCGCCGGCCGGGCTCAGCGGAAACGGGGCATCCCAGTCCGCATCGGCCAGGATGTCGTGGTCTTTCGTATGCATGGGCGCTCCCCCTCTGAAGGAAGGCGCCCGCGGCCAGGGCTGACTTACGGAATGGGCTAGACCGCCCCCCGAGTTCGGAGTTCGGCCAGGCCTAGGCGCGGGCGCTCAACGCCGTTGCGTCGGCGTCGAGGGAGAGGATTGGGACTATTGGTCCATAACGTCAAGACCGTGATCAGGACTTTTGGTAATTTTTGTCCATGACCGATTGTCCCGCCTTGGCCTGCTGGTCATCGACCAACGGCAAAGGTAGCCGCTACCGCCGCCGCCAAGGCCACGCCGCGTGCATACGGCTGACCTGAGTGAGGGGGAGCTTGATTTCGCGCTCCGGGTTGTACTGGAACAGGAAGACGTAGCCGTCCTTCTGTCCTCGATATTCCTTCACAATCCCCGTCCCATCGCGCAGTTCGACGAGGACGTCCTCGTTGCGCACAGGCGGGATATCGGGCTCCACGACCACCTGTTCGCCGGATCGCAGTCGGGGGTGCATACTCTCGCCAACCAGCCGCAGGATAAAGGCTCCTGGCCGCATGATGCCGGCCGGCACGGTGATCTCGTCTAGGACTTGATCGCTCGCAAGCGCGACCCGGTCGTCACCGCCCAGGGCGGCATAGCCAAAGACCCGCACCCGCTGACCGGACCGGGCAGGCATAGCGCTCTCGCCAGACGCCCCAGCCTCGCCCGCCAGGAAAGACTGGATCACCTCAAGCTGACTCGCGGTGGGCTCGGTGTCCCGCTTCAGGCGCCTCGCGAGGTCGCTAGGGTCCAAGCCCAGCTTTTTCGCGAGCTGGTTCTTCGCACCGCGGGGCTTCTCTTCAAGTCGGTCGGCGATCGCACGCCAGGTCAGGATGTCGGCCATGAGGGCGAACATCGGTGGAAAACCGGCGCGAGCGGTATTGACCGATAGGCCGCGAATCACAGACCTCATACATGACGATTAGTCTTGGACTTTTAGTCCTATGATAGAGACCATGAAAAATAGCAACGCTCCAGCCTCTCTTTCCCCCTCCAGGCGAGTCCGCCAGTTGCTTGGCGCGAAGAAGCTCGCGGTGCTGTGCGACCGGACGACCGATGCCGTCCGCAAATGGGACCGGCCGCGCTCCAAGGGCGGACTGGGCGGGCTGGTCCCTGCCGAGTTCCAGGCCCGCATCCTCGCGGCGATCAGGAACGACGGTCACCCGTTCACCGCTGCGGATCTGATCGCGGAGCCGGTGCAATGACCTCCGCCAATCCCCCCTGCCCGCACCTCTGCGAGGCCTGTGTAGATCGCATCGCGGCCCGGGTGATGGAGATCATCACTTCCTGGCCCACCGTCGAAATCGCCTCGGAAATCCACGCCGTGGCGGACACCGTGCGTGCCCACACGGCGTCGATCGAGGACGCCGCCCGCCGGGTGAACCGGCTATGACCGACGCCTCGCTAAAGCCCGTCACCTTGCGCATGGACGCCAGAGGCGTCAGCGACGCCGATCTGGCCGCACTAGTCTCCGGCCTCGATGCGGTCGAGGCCGGACTTCGAGAGCTTCAAGTAGAGGCCTCGGAAGAGCAGCGCGGCGATGTCCAGCGCGAAGGCTTCCACGTCCGCGCGCTCCTGGCCTGGCCGCCAATCAACCGCGATCTCCATCGCAACGGCGGTGTTCGGCGGGAGTCGCGCGTCAATCTTGACGATCGCCTCTCCCGGCGCACCGGGACGAGCGGTCGCGTCGATTTCCCAGGCGAGCATGTCTGGCAATCGGTCATTCGCCATCTGAGTTCCTTGTTGTGGTTTGGCGACCACAAGGAACCACGCCCCGCCGAGTCGCCCCAAACGCGGCCCGGCGGGGCGGAGGGTCGGCCATGACCAGCCGTTCCCGCCGCCATCCGCCGAAGCCGACCGCGGCCGACCTGGCCAAGCTGAACCGGCTGGTGATCCGCGCCCTGAAGCTGGCGGAGAAGCCGCTGGACGAGGGCCGTCGCCTGTCGCTCCAGCGCAGCGCCGACGTGGCGTTCCGCGCCTGCCTGCCGGTCGGCCACCAGCATCGCGCCAACCCGTTCCTGGCGGTGATCAACCTGGGCAAGACCTGGTTCCGGCTGTCCGAAGACGACCGGCGGGCGCGGGCCGACGCGCTGCGGACCTACGCCCAGGCGTGCGAGGCGGCCCTGGCCGAACCCGCCGCCGGCGGGCGCAGGGCCGACATCGATGGCTAAGCGTCCGAACGCCTCCGCAGGGGGGGGCTTCATGCATAGGGTGCTGCTGGCGCATCGGGACACGTCGGCCGACGAGATCGACTTCTTCCCCACGCCGATCTGGGCGGCCCGCGCGTGCGGCGAGCTGGTGCTGCAACTGGACCCTCAGGCGCGCACCTGCTGGGAACCGGCGTGCGGCGCGGGACACATGGCGTTCGGGCTCGGCGACTATTTCCGCCGGGTCTACGCCAGCGACGCCTATCCCTATGACGGCAACCGCATCTTCGATTTCCTGAGCGACGGCCAGCCGCCGTTCGAAGCCGACTGGATCATCAGCAACCCGCCGTTCGCGCGGCTCGCCGACTTCATCCGCTTGGCCTATGCCCGCGCGCGCCGCGGGGTCGCGCTGCTGTGCCGCGCGGCGGTTCTGGAGAGCGCGGGCCGCTATGCCCTGCACATGGAGGAATGCCCGCTGACGGTGTTCGCGCCGTTCAGCGAACGCGTGCCCATGCATCGGGGCCGCTGGGAGCCGGAAGGGTCGAGCGCGGCCTTCTACGCCGTGTTCGTGTGGATCAAGCCGGCCCTGCGCCCGCGCCGGTTCATGGCGCGGGTCGGGGGCGTCTATCGGCCGGCGACGATGCTCATTGCGCCGGGCGCCGAAGAGCGGCTGACGCGTCCTGACGACGCGCGGCTGTTCGGCGCCCTGGACCGCGCGAGGACCGGGCGGTGATGACGCTAGTCTTCGATGCGCAGTTTTCGCTTGGGCGGAACGATCCTGCTGCCGGCCACGGACGCAGCGATGTCCCCCTGCCGTCCGATGTTCGTATGATGGGCGGAAAAGCCCGCAAGCAAGTTGTTCACTCCCCGGTAGAAGTCGGATCGGTCATCAAGGTCGCCGCCTGGGGCCGACAGCGCCGACAAGACGCGGTACACGGCATCAACTTCCTTGTCCGCAACGGACTCGCTAGCCGCCTCCAGATATCGACGGGCGGCCACGTTGAAGAAGCCGGAGCGGTTTATTCCCTCCCTTTCCGCATGGCGGTCGATCCGCTCAAGCAGGCTTCGCTGCAGGTAGACATTGACGCGTTCCGCCGCGTCGGGGGCCTCGACGGTCACCAACGCCCAAACCGCGCGCGGCGGAAGTTGACCCTCCATCCGCTCCATCAGGTCCAGGACAGGAGTCGGTTCGGGAAAGGACTCGCCGTCCTCGGCCATGCCCTCAAGGTGCAGGGACAGCGCCTCTTCGGCCCTGGCCAGGGCCTCTTCGCCCGTGGCGCCAAACGAGACGCAGCCCGGGAGGTCGGGAAAGGTGACTCCGAAACCGGGGTCACGCCTGTCGCCGTTGGGCTCCAGGACCACGGAGTAGGTGCGCTTAGCCATGGTGGGCCTCTGTCTGTGCGTGGTTGGGGGTCACCGGAGGGTGACCCCGCTCTGAGTTTCTATCGACTTCAAGGTGCCTATCGGCATGTCCTTGACCGGGTGCGGGACCGTCACGCGGCCCGGCTTGGTCGGATGCTTGAACTGCTTGTGCGAACCCTTGTGGGCCACTTCGCGCCAGCCGTCCGCCTCCAGGGCTTTGATGATGTCCGCGCTCTTCATGTGTGTGTTGTCGCACACACAATCAAGCGGCGCAACATGTTTGTGTGTGAGTTCGCACACTTCCTGACAGATTTGAGGAGGGGGTGCCGTCTCGCCCTCCCGTCAGGGGTGGCCGCATGACCTCCCATACGAGCGCCGCTCGCATCTTCGATGAAGCCCGGCGGGCCGTGAGCGTCGAAGACCTGGCCACAAGGGCCGGGATCAAGCTGGTGCGCGCCGGGCGCGAGCGCCGTGGCCCCTGCCCGATCTGCGGCGCGGGGTCGAAGTCCGGTTCGCTGCCGTTCGCGGTCCGCGAGGGCGGTTTGAGCTTCCGCACCTTCTGCGGCTGCAACCTGCGCGGCGATGTGGTGGACCTGGAGCAGGCCCTGGGTGGCGGAACCCTGGTCGAGGCGGCGCGGCGTCTGGTCGGGAACGAGTTCCGTAGTGCGCCCAGGCCGCAGCCGACCAGCGCCCCGGCGCAGACCGGCCCCAGCAATTCCGACCGGATCGCGATGGAGCTGTGGCAAGGGGCGATCCCCATCGAGGGGACGCTGGTCGAGCGGTATCTGGCGGCGCGCGGGATCGCTCCGCAGATCATCGCGCGGGCCGCGCCCAATCTGCGGTTCCACGCCCTGGCGAAATGGGGCTGGGACGATTCGGCGCGAAGCTGGATCACCGCGCCGGCCATGCTGGTGCAGGTGCAGACGCCGGCCGGACCGACCGGAGGCGTCCACGCCACCTACCTGAACCGCTCTGGCCTCGGCAAAGCGGACCTGAAGCCGGCCAAGCGCATGTGGGGCCGTCAGGCCGACGCGGACGGCCGCCCCGGCGGCGCGTGGCTGATCGGGCCGGCGGGGGCGGGCGACCTGGTGACCGGCGAGGGGATTGAGAGCGTGCTGTCGGCCGCGACCCTGGCGCTGCGCGGCGGGCGGTTCATGCGGGCGTGCGCGGCCCTGTCGCTGGACCGGCTGCAAGGCGGGCTGCTGCGTGACGATGAAGGATGCATCGACGTCGGCGCGCCCCAGCCCAATCCCGAGAGCCCGGCCTTTTCCTGGCCGCAGCCGCCCGGCTGGCCCTGGCGCGAGGTCCTGGTTGCGGTGGACCGCGACATGAGCCCGATCAAGCTTAAGGGCCGGACGGGACGGGGAAAGGTCTGCTGGTTCGAGTTCGGGCCTGCCGAGCGGGCGCAGCTATGCGGCCGGCTGGCGGTGGCCGCCTGGCGCGCCGCAGGCGCCCCGAAGGTGCGGGCGATCGCACCGCCCCCTGGTTTCGATTTCAACGACGAGCTGCGCCGGGTGCTGGCGCGGGAGAAGGACGCGTGAGCGAGTTCGGCGACTATGACGTGGTGGCTGACGACCGGTTCGAAGAGGATTCGGACGGCCCGGCCAAGGGCGTCCCGTTTCCCAATCCCGAGCTGAGCCAGTGCCCCATCGTGCCGCTGGGGTTCGAGGGCGGCCGGGTGGTGTTCGCCATGCCGGAGGGCGAGATCCGACGCGAGCTGGCGGCCAATGTCGGCAAGCTGCTGCGGACCGACATTTTCGCCTGTGCGGAGGGCCAGACCTTCCTGACCTACTGGCGCGGCCAGGACGACAAGTTCCTGCGCGATCTGGCGACCATCTGGTTCGTGCGGAAGTGCCGTGAGGCCGGAAAATGGGACTCGAGCCGCCCCATGCGCTCGCTGGGCCTGTGGCTCGATGGCGACCGGATCGTCCTGCACCTGGGCGACCAGATTTGGCGGTTCGACGGCCCGCGCAAGCACGAGATGCTGAACGTCATCGCGGCTATCCGCGAGCGTGGGTCGGGGCCGCTGTACGAGCTGCGGCCCCCTGCCCCCCGGCCTGGAAAGAAGGGCGCGCCCGCCGATGAAGGGGCGTGGGTGCGCGAGACCCTGGACCTGTGGGAGTTCGAAGACCTGGGCGGCGGGTTGACCGGCGGCGATGTCGTGGCCGGTTGGCTGATGGCGGCGCTGCTGGGTGCCGTCGCGCCGTTCCGTGGCCATTTGCTGCTTAACGCCCTGGCCGGGAGCGGGAAGACCACGCTCGTGCAGTTCGTCCACGGCCTGTTGTCGGCCCTGGCCGGCGACATCATCGATAGCTTTACCGAGGCGGGATTGCGCAACGACCTGGCCGGCAAGGCCCGGCCGGTGCTGCTGGACGAAACCGAGGGGCAGGACGGCATGGCCGGGCCTGGGCCGGTCGAGCGGGCGCTGGAGATGTTCCGGCGCATGGCGACCGGAAACGGCGGGAGCCGCCGCCAGGGCGATATCGGCGGCGGTTCGGTGACCCAGACCGCCGTCGGCGCGGTGCTCATGGCCGCGATCAATCCGCCCAAGCTGCTGCCGGCGGACGCCAGCCGAATTGTCGAAATCCGCATGTTGCCCATCAAGCCGGACAAGGGGACGACGCGGGCGCACCTGAAGGCCGCCATAGACAGGGCGCGGGCGCTGGGGCCGGCGCTGCTGACCCGGGCCATCAAGGGATCGTGGCGATATCGCGAGGACGTGGACGAGCTGACGGCCGCGATGGCGCGCACGGGGCTGGACCCCCGCACGGCCGATCTGGTCTCCATGCTGTCGGCCGGCCGTAGGCTGTTGCTGCACGACGACGCCCTGACCCCCGAAGAGGCGGACGAAGAGGTCCAGCGCTGGGCGCCGCTGCTGGCGCAGCGGGCGGCGGCCGACAGCGTGACCAATCCGGGGGCGGACGCCTTCGCCCATCTGCTGGCCGCCGACAGCGGGTTGCAGCTCAAGAGCGGCCGGCGCGAGACGCTGGGGGGCATGGTCCGCAGGGCGATCCGGCGCGATCACCTGGACACCGACATCCTGCCCAATCACGGGCTGAGGGTGACGTTCGACGCCGCGCCGGATGGGCGCAAGGGACCATGGCTGCTGGTCGCCAATAGCAGTCCGAAGTTGGAAGCGATCTTCCGACCGACCGTCTGGCGGGACTGGCGGCGGGCGCTCCAGAACCTCGATCACCTGGGACCGGACTACAAGACGTGGTCGCCCGCCAGCTCCCTGCGCTTCGGGCCGGGCGTGAAGCAGCGATGCCTCGCCATCCCCCTTACCCCCCTGTTCGAGGTGCAGATTCCCGCGCCAAACGGCAGGGCCGAACGGGATGAGAGGGGGCCGGAATCCGCGTCCGACATCCGGCGGCCGCGCCCCGTCCGTTCCGCTGCCGTTCCGCCTTCTGTTCCGGGTGAAGACCTTGATTGGCCTGACTAATTCGCCGGGCCGGAACGGTGGAACGCCCGGAACAACAGGGCGGCGTCCTGCGGGTAGGCGCAGGCGCAGGCGAGGACTGCTGTGCGTTCCGCCTGTTCCGGCTGTTCCACCCTCTTCTTTCTTCAAGTCTTTCAAGAAAATAGATCGGAACGGGGGTTGGAACGCCCCGGAACGGTCGCTTTCCGCCCTCCATGGAGCTGATCGTGGCTAAGCCCGCCGCCCTCTCGAACCGTCAGCGCCGCAAGGTGGCGAAGGCCAAGCCCGCCAAGCCGCGCTTGATCGCCGCCGCCATGGTCCCGACGACGCCGGACGAGCCCAAGGGCCTCGCCGCCCGGGTTCGGGCCGTCGAAGAGCTGGCCGAACGTGAGCGCCAGCGGGTCGGCGTGGACCTGGCCCTGGCCGTCGCCTTGGGCAACATCACGCCGGGCATGGCCGCAGAGGACTTCGGCATCTCGCCCGACCTGGGCAACGAGGTCATCGTGACGGATCGCGGCGTCGCCGGCCGCTGCACCCTGACTGTCCGTGGCCGTGATGGCCTGGAGGCCCTGCACCGGACCGGCGCGTTGACCGACGTGCAGGCCAAGGCCGGGCTGGCCTATCGCTACTGTTTCGAGAACCTGCCGCAGGGTCTGGGCTCGTCGCTGGGCAGCGTCGATGAAGGCCGGGTGACGCGGGACTGGACGCGCCTGGACCTGGGCTTCAACCACGAGGGCAAGCTGATCCACACGCTGTCGTCCTTCGGCCTGCATCGGGCCTATGTGTCGGTCCGCCTTGAGCAGATCGAACGTGCGGTGATCGCCGCGTCGGTGGATGGCCGGGAGCTGGCCGCGCTGCGGGCGATCGCCGGGGCCGGCGAAAGCGTCCGTGATCTGGCCGGATCGGGCGGCCACGCCAAGGCCGCGTACCGCCGCGCCCTGGCCCGGGCTCTCCAGGTCGCAGCAGAGGTCTTGCGAATCGCGGCCCAGTGAGTTCACAACAAGCACATCGCTGAACTTGCGTCCGAAGCCCGCCCGGTCACCCGCCGAGGCGGGCTTTTCCTTGCCCCGCAAGGGGGTCGAGGTTCGCGGGTCCTCCCCCGGGGGGCCGCCCCCTATGCGGTGGGGCTGAGCGCGATGGTTCGTTAGTTCGACCTCCGAATTCAATTTGAACACGGTGAACCATGGCCCTGCTGATGAGCCAGACGGAGTTCGCCGCCCGCCATGGGGTCGGCAAACCGGCCGTCTCCAACTGGAAACGTAAGAACCTGCTGGTCTTCGCCCCCGATCCTGAACGGCCGGGCAAGCTGCTGGTGGACGCCGAGAAGTCGGACATCCTGGTCCGCGGGTCGATCGACCCCACTCGTGGCCGGCCTCGGTCCGCGGATGGGGCGGGGAGCGCCGAAAGCGAGGGGTCCGGGGACGAGGTCCGCCCCGCTGTCCGGGCTCCAGCACTTGGCGCGCTGGAGCAGGCCCGCCTGGACGAGATGGTGCAGCGGACCCGGGGCCGGCGCATCGAGAACGATGCGCGCCTGGGGAACCTGGTCCCCATCAGCGAGTACGAACGCCGGGCCGGCGACCTGGGCCGCATGGTGCGGGAAGGCGTCCATGCGGTCTTGCGTCAGCAGGCGGAGCGGGTCGCAGCGGAGACGGACCCGCGGACGATCACGGCCGTCCTCGGCGAGGCCTTCGACCAGTTGTTCACCCGCGTGGCGAACGAAGTCGACGCACAGGCGACGCTGGAGCGAGAGGTTGACCAGGTCCTCGCCAAGGTGACCGCCGAGGAAGTGGACAGCGAAGACGACGAGGAAGGCGCGGGAGAGGAATGAACGCCCCCGTTCTCGGCGCCGGCTGGGTCGAACCCGTCCTGGGTGCGAACGCCGCTCGCATCGACAAATCGTTCGCCACGGGCTTGCGGCCTCCGCCGCGCGTCAGCGTATCGGACTGGGCCGCGGAACATCGGGAGTTCGCAGAGGACGCCCCCTATCCTGGGAAGTGGGATCGGACGCGGGCGGCCTACCTGGACGAGATCATGGACGTCCTGTCGCCGCACGACCCGGCGGCGCAGGTGTCCATCATCAAATGCGCGCAGTCGGGTGGCTCGGCGAGCGCCGAGAACTGGATGGGCTACGTTTCGGACGTCGCCCCCGGCCCGATGATGTACGTCCAGGCGACCATCACGGCGGCCAAGGATTGGCTGGCGGAAAAGTTCTGGCCGATGGTGGAGGCTACGCCCCGCCTCAACCCGGATCGGCGGGGAAGCATCGTCGGCCGGCGGGTCAAGGAAGGGGGTTCGAACGCCAACCGCGTGCGCTTCAAGCGCGGCGGCTGGATGCTGATCGCGGGCGCGAATTCGGCGGCCACGCTGCGTCAGCACTCCATCCGTTACGTGGTCGAAGACGATCTCGACCAGTGGCCGGACGACCTGAACCGGCAAGGATCGCCGGAAGGGATGGTGACGGCGCGCCTGCGGGCGTTCACACGGCAGGGGATCGCCAAGCGGCTCAAGATTTCGACGCCGACGAACAAGGGTGCATCGAAAATCGGTCGGGCCTGGGCGGCCTCTGACCAGCGCCGCTACTACCTCAAGTGTCGGCACTGCCTCGCGCGCTTCGATCCGGTCTTCACCGACCTCAAATACCCGGACGGCCGTCCCGATCAGGTGAAACTGATCACACCGTGCTGCCAGGAGCCGGTCGCGCACTGGGAAAAGGCTCTGATGAGCTTCGCCGATGGCTGGCTTGCGACGGCGCCGACCGAGGACGGCGAAGTCCCCGATCGGGTGATGGCGGAAAACGAGTTCCAGGGCTGGCGCAACGTGAAACGCGACGGCCTTCAGCCTGGGTTTCACATATCGGGGATCATCACCGCGTTCCAAACGTGGGCTGATCTTTGCAAAGGGTTCGTCGACGCACAGGGAGACGTCAACGCGCTCCGCACCTGGACCAATCTGGACCTGGGCGACGAGTTCGTCATGAGGGGCGACGCCCCTCCGGCCGAGTCGTTGCAGGTGCTGCGGTCGCAGGAGTGGGACAAACACCAGCTTCCCTACGGGCCGATCGTTTTCACCCTGGCCTGCGACGTTCAAGGCGACGGGATCTACTTCGAAGGCCTCGGCTGGGCCTTCGGGCTGGAAAACTGGAGCCTGGACCACGGCTTTCTGCCCGGCCCGACGGATATTCCGGGTCAAGGGGCATGGGCGGCGCTGGAAGAGTACGCGAAACGGACCTTCGTCCTGCCGGGTGGCAAAGCCTTCGGCTACGACATGATCGTGGTGGACGCTGGCTATCACACCGAGGGAGCAAAGGCGTTCTGCAAGCGGCGCCCTAACCGCCTCCCGGTCTTCGGGCGCGATGGTTGGACCCTGCCGATCCTCGGTCGCGGCCAGCCCATTCACTACGAGCAGGGCAAGAACAACCGCAACAAGCGCCGGAAAAAGGCCGGCGAGGATGCGTTCTTGGTCGGCACCTATGGCGCAAAGCTGTCGTGGTTCGGGTTCCTGCGCGCGTCGATCGAAACCGCCCAGGCCGAGCTGCGCGGCGAACGGCCTGAGCCTCTACGGGGCCGTGTGCATTTCGGTCGCCATGCGACGGACGACTATTTCGACATGCTCACCAGCGAGAGCTGCGTGGTCGAGGTGAAACGCGGTCATGCCCGCCGGGTTTGGAAGCCGGAGCCCGGCCGGCAAAACCACTGGCTGGACTGCCGCATCTACAACCGCGCCGCCGCTGAGGCGATGTCGCTCGATAGCCGATCGTCGGCTGACTGGCTCGCGCTTCAGGCCGACCGGTACGCCTCCGTCGCACCCGGACAGGACGACCTGGTGGCGCGGATGATCAACCCAGTTCCCGCGGCGACGCCTGCGCCCGCACCAACACCCGCCCAGCCCCGCCCGCAGGCCACCGAGACGGGCGACGCCGGCTGGATCGACAATCGGAAGGATTGGCTCTGATGCCAGCACCCGACTACGCCGTGGAGATCGACCGCCTCGAAGCGGCGCTCAGCTCGGGCGAATTGACGATCGAGCAGGACGGCGAGCGCGTGACCTATCGCAGTCGCGCCGACCTGGAAGGCGCTCTGACCTATTTCCGCAATCAGGCCGCGTCGGCGACCGGCGTCGGGCAGGCCTCGCGGTCTCAATTCGGGTTCCGGCCCGCCGGCTACAGCAAGGACTGATGATGAAGCTCGGCGAAGTCATCGACCGGATCATCGAACCGTTCGACCCGGGCCGCGTGCGCCGCCGGATGGCGGAACGCGCTGCCGTGGAGGCGATGCGGGATTACGATGTCGCCCGGCGCGGACGGAGAACGCAAGGCTGGCGGCGTGTTAACAGCAGCGCCGACCGCGAGGGCGAAAAGGGCCGTGAACGGGCGGCGTCGGCCGGCTACGACCTGGTCCGTAACAACATCTATGCCGCCGCCATTGAGGCGCAGCTCAAGGCGCATCTGGTCGGGGATGGGATCGCGATCAAGGCGACCCACCGCCTGAAGAAGGTGGCCAAGCGCGCGCAGGAGGATTGGGACTCGTTCGCAGCGTCTCGCGTCGATGGGCGACAGGACATCTACGGTGTGCAGCGACTGTCGTGCAGCGGCATGATCGTCGGCGGTGAAACGCTGATCGTCTGGCAGCCGGACGACCAAGGCCCAAACGGGCGCTGCCGGGTCCTGGAGGGCGCTTACCTCGACGCGACCAAGAATCGTGACGTCGAGAGCGAAAACCTGATCGTGCAGGGCGTCGAGTTCAACGATCGCGGCGACCGGGTCGCGTACTGGCTGTTCGACCGGCATCCCGACGACCACGGATTTCGGGCTCGGGATTCGCGTCGGTTCCTGGCTGAGCACGTCGATCATGTGTTCGACCAGGTGCGACCTGGCCAGACCCGCGGCGTGTCCTGGCTCGCGCCCCACGCCCTCCCCCTCCGCGACATCAGCGAGCTTCAGGACGCTGGCCTGATGCGCGAGAAGATCGCCGCCTGCGTGGCGCTGATCCTGACGCCAGGGGAGAACGGGGGTCCGACCACTCCATTCGACGGAGCTGCGTCCGAACAGGCCGGCTCAAACGAGCCCGAAACGCTACGTCCTGGCCTGATTTTGCGCGCTCGCCCCGGCGAGACGGCGACGACTTTGACCCCCACGCCCAGCAATGGTGCGCGCGATCTGGTCAAACAGCAGTTGATGGGCGTCGCGGCCTCGACGGTGCCCTATCACATCCTGAGCGGCGACCCGAGCGAGGCGAATTACTCGTCGCTCCGGGCGATTACCAACCCGTTCCACACCCGTCTGGACGATGTCCAGCAGAACATCCTCGTGCCGTTCCTCGCGGCGCCGGCTTTCGAGCGCCGGATGAAGCGCCTGGCGCTCATGACCGGCGACAAGCGGTTCCTGGAAGTGGTCCCCGAATGCGCGTTCCCGCCGCGTCGCTACAACGACCCGATCAAGGACCTGACCGGGGAACTTCTCGAAATCCGGGCTGGCCTGAAGTCGTTCGACAAGGCGCTTTCCGAACGCGGGTTGAGTGTTGAGGACCAGCTCGCGCTGATCAAGACCATGAACGACCTGATCGACGCTTACGGCTTAGCGCTCGAGATCGACCCGCGCCGCTTGACGACCAGCGGCGTCCTCCAGGCCGCGACCGGCTATCTCGCCGGCAAGCAACAGGACTAGATCCGATGACAACTCGTCAGACCCGCCGCCAGGTCGCCCTGGCGGTGCAACGTCGTGCGTCCGATGCGTCGAGCTACAGCGCCGACGCCCGCACGGTCGATCTCACGGCCGCGACCGGCACGCGAGTTCTCCGCTGGTCCTGGGACCGCGACTACTACTGGGAAGTCCTCGACTGCAGCGAAGGCGCCGTGGACCTCGGTCGCGTCGAGCGCGGCGTGTGCCCCCTGCTGGACGCCCATTCGCGCTGGAGCATCAAGGACCAGCTCGGAAAGATCACCGGCGCCAGGTTCGAAGCCGGCGCCCTCATCACGCCGGCGCAGTTCGGCGAATCCGACGCCGCCCGGGAGGCTGAAGCCCAGGTCGCCGCGGGCGTCATCAAGGGCGTGAGCATCGGCTACCGGGTCCTTGAGCTGACCCTGACCGAACACAAGGACGGCGACTATCCCGTCTACACCGCCACCCGCTGGGAGCTGCTGGAAGTCTCCCTTTGTCCCGTTCCCGCCGACCCGGACGCAGGGGTCCGGTCGGGTAGTGGATCGCACCCCTGCATCATCGTGGAGAACCGGCATATGGAACCGGAAGAGAACGGCAACCCCGGCCAGGCGCCGGCCATCGAATCCCGCGCGGCTCCGGCCGCGCCGATCGCGCCCGAGCCCCCGGTTCGGACGGTTCAGCAGCCCGCGCCGGCTGCGCCTGCGAGCGCCGCTCGCATGTCCCCGGCCGAAGCGCTGGACTTCGTGGACGACGCCCGCGCCTTCGGCGACGACATCGCGACCCAGGCCCGCGGCTGGGCGACCGACCTGACGCCGGACGTGGCTCGTCAGAACCTTCTGCGCGCTGCTGCGGACGCCCAGCGGGGCGAGGCGCCGCTGCGGCCGACCCAGGGCAACATCCGCGTCACCGTGGACGAGCGGGACACCGCCCGGGCGGCCATGGAGAACGCCCTGGAACATCGCAGCGACACTTCGGTGGCGCTGACCGACGCCGCTCGGGAGTGGCGCGGCATGACCCTGCTGGAGATGGCTCGCTACAGCCTGGAGAAAAATGGCGAGAAGCGGGTCCGTGGCCTCAATCGTCGTGAACTGGCCGACATGGCCCTTTCCCGGGCCCACGCGACGACGGATTTCCCGTTCATCCTGTCGAATGTCGCCGGCAAGACGCTGCGGCGTGGCTATGAGCAGGCCCCGCAAACCTTCAAGCGGTGGCAGCGCAAGGCCACGGCGTCTGATTTCAAGCAGATCACCCGCCTGCAGCTCGGCGGCGCCCCCGACTTCCTGCTGGTGCCTGAAGGCGGGACCTTCAAGATGGGGACCATCGGCGAAGGCCGGGAAGTCTACGCGCTGGCCACCTATGGCCGTCGCCTGTCGTTCACCCGGCAGATGATGATCAACGATGACCTCGACGCCTTCGTGCGCCTCGCGCAGATGCTTGGCGCGGCGGCGGCGCGCTTCGAATCCGATGCTGCGTATGCGCCGCTCAACGGCAACCCGAACATGGCGGACGGCATTCCGCTGTTTCACGCCAATCACAAGAACCTCGCGGCGATCGGGGGTGCGATTTCCGAGGGCACTCTGACCGACGCGGACGTGGCGATGGGCAGCCAGACGGGGCTCCAGGGCGAAGTCCTCAACATCTCCGGCAAGTACCTGCTGGTGGGTCGCAAGGACCGCGTCCCGGGCATGAAGATGCTCTCGGGTGTACAGGCGAACACGACCGGCGACGTCAACGTCTTCGCCAACTCGCTGGAGCTGATCGTGGAGTCGCGGCTCAACCGCGCTGCGGGGCCGCAACCCTACTACGTCGCTGCGGACGCCAACGAGATCGATACGATCGAGTACTGCTATCTGGAAGGCGACGAGGGCGTCTATCTCGAAGAGCGTCAGGGCTACGAGAGTGACGGCCTGGACCTGAAGGCCCGTCTCGATTTCGCGGTGAAAGCCATCGATCACCGCGGCCTCTACAAGAACCCCGGCCTGTAACCGGCACATTGTGACGGGGCCGCCTTCGCGGCGGCCCCGCTTTCTTCCACCAGCATAGAGACCCGACGCCCTCGCGGGGGCGCCCGTTGTCTATGCCGGCATGATCCCGGCGAGCATCAGCAAAGGGACTATCCAATGAAAAACATGGTTTCCGAGGGTGACACCCTCGACTTCATCGCGCCGGCTGGCGGCGTGACCGGCGGTTCCGGCATCTTGATCGGCGTCGCCTTCGGCATCGTCGTCGCGTCGGTCGCGGCTGGGGAAACGGGCACGGCCAAGCTGCGCGGCGAGTACGATCAGCCGGCGGAGGGCGGCGCCGGCCTCGACATTGCTCAGGGCGGCCTCGTCTACTGGGACAACGCCAACAAGCGGATGACCAAGACGGCGGCCGGCAACACCAAAGTCGGCTACGCCACGGTCGCCAAGGCCGCCGCCGATACGTCGGTGCGCCTCCGCCTGGTCGCCGCGATCTAGGCCGACCCGGGAACCCCAACCTCAAAAGCAAACGGAGAGGCGCTATGCGCTCGATCTTCCCGGGCCTTATGGCCCATGCGGCGCTGGCCGCTCTTCAGAATGACGGCGCTGCGGCTGCCCCTTTGGCTAACGCAGCGGCGACGGCGCCTGCGACGGCCGAGCCCGCCCCGGCAGCTCCCTCCCCGCCCGCAGAAGGAGCGCCCCCGGCTGCGCCGTCCCTGGCCCCGGATAAGCCTGCAAAGGCGGAAAAGCCCGCCAAGCGCACGAAGGCCGACGAACCCGCGACCGACGGCCGGACCACCATGGCCTGGACCGGCGCCGGCCACGCGATCAAGCTGAACACCCTCGTCAGCGTGCCGGCTGACCTGGCCGATACGCTGCGCAGCTCCGGCCGCGCGCGCGACGCCGAGAGGGCCGAGATCGAGGCCTATGATCTGCCGATCCATGGCCTAGACGCGGTCTGAACATGAACCGCCCCCTTGAGCGCCGCCAGCGCGTCCTCGCCTCGGTCTACGACCACTATGGCGAAGCCGCTCAGTGGACCCAGGGGGGCGGCCCACCGACGGGTTGTGTCGTGCGCCGTCGCGGCGGCGAAGGCCTGGCCGGCTACGGCGACAGCCAGGCGATTGTCGGTGAAGCCTGGATGCGCGTCCGCGTCACCGAGCCATTCGAGCCAGGCCGCGGAGATCTGATCGAGATCGTCGACACGGGAGAGAAATTCCAGGTCGGAAATCGACCGCGGAAGACCAAGACCGGCCTGGAATGGGTCATCGAGCCGATCGGCCTTGGCTGATGGACTTCCGCGTGAACATGACCGGGCTCAACGAGGGATTGGCCGGTGCAGAGGCGGATATCGCGGCATCGGTAAGCGCTGCGGTAAGGGAAGCAACCCAGCTCCTACAGGACGAAGCGCGCCGGCAGGTGGAAGAGGCCGGGCTGGGGACGCGTCTGGCTCGTACATGGCGGCGACAGGTGTTTCCGACTACCCGCGACAGCGTGGATGCGGCCGGGTGGATTTACACAAAGGCCCCCAAGCTGATCGACGTCTTCGACCGTGGCGCAACTATCGTGCCCTTGGGTGGTCGGCGATACCTCGCCATTCCGACCGAAAATGTGCCGCTGAAGCGGCGGCGGCGCATGACGCCATTGGAGGTCGAGGCGGCCTTCAATCAAGACCTGATTATCCGGCAGAACGCGAAGGGCACGGTGCTCGGGTTCGTGAACGTTTTGCAGTCGCGCAACCTCCGCGGCTTTCGTCGGGCAACAGCGCGGCGTCTCGCGCAAGGCCGCGGCCTGAAGCTTGTCCTGATGTTCGTGTTCGTGCGGCAGGCCGTCCTTCGCAAGCGATTGAATTTGGCGGCCCTTGAGGCGCCTGCGCTTGCCCGCTGGCCCGGCCTTCTCGCCAAGCACTGGAGAGCCTGATGGAAAGCCATCGCGAGAAGGTGCTGAACGCGCTGAAGGCGCTTATCGTCACTGCCCTGCCGAATGCGGACGTCGCCCGCAACGGCGACGAGGATCGCATCGGCCCGGGCGGCGCGGCCAACATCAATGACGGCGATCCGGGCGAGCCGGACGTTCTGCTGTCGCCGCTCAGCTACACCTATTCGCACCGCATCCCGGTCGACCTCGCCGCCTACGAGAGCGCGACCAAGAGCCGGGAAGCGGTGCTGGACGAAATGCTGGCGGCGGTCGGCCTGGCCATCGAGGCGGACCGCACCCTGGGCGGCCTTTGCGAATGGCTGGAGCCCGAGGCGCCCATCACCGACGACGCCGACCCCTTCGGCTCCCAGCCGCTGCGCTGGACCTCGCTGGGCGTCCTCGCCGTCTACACGACGAAAAACCCCCTCACCTGACGGAGAACTGCAATGCGTCGCGCACGCGGAGCCAACGCCATCATGGCGATGGCGTTCAACAACTCGGGCGCCTATGGCGCTATTCCGGTCGCCGGCTGGCACAAGGTGCCGTTCGCCTCCGCAAACCTCGGGGAAGAACAGGCCCTGATCGAGAGCGACCTACTCGGCTACGGACGCGCTCCGCTCCCGCCGAGCAAGGACGTCATCAACAACGACGGCGACGTTCGCGTCCCGGTCGATCTCAACAACTTCGGCTATTGGCTCAAGCTCCTGATGGGCGCACCGCAGACCGAGGCGGGCCTCCCTGCGACCGGCTCCATCACCTTCACGCAGCAGCCGGAGGACGAAGCGACGATAACGATCGCCGGCCAGGCCTTCACCTTCGTTGTGGGCGCGCCTGCGGCCAATGAGATCAGGATCGGCGCGAACCTGCCGATGACGGTCGAGAATGCGGTGCGTGCGCTGAACGTCAGCGCCGTCGCGGGTGTCGCCGCTTCGACGTACCGCGCCAGCGCCGATGGGTTCGCCATCCTGATCGAACACGATGCGCTCGGCCTGGGCGGTAATGCCCGCACCTTGGCCGCCAGCGCCGACGCGCACGCGGTTCTGTCGGGCGCGACCCTCACGGGTGGCGCAGCGGCCGGAGCCTTCCGAAACGTGTACGAGGCCGGCGCCCTGGAGCTGCCCGACGCCTGCGTGGAGATCGGCCTGCCGGATGCCGGCTCTTTCGGCGTGAACTTCGGCGTCATGGCGAACACCCTGGGGATCGAGCTGCAGCGCAGCGGCCACCTGGCCGCGACGATCGGGCTCATCGCTCAGGGCGAGCGCCGGGACGTCGTCACCGCGGCTGCGGCCGCCGATGAACAGCCGATCGAGCGGTTCAGTCAATTCTCGGGGGTGATTGAGCGTCAGGGCGTGCCGCTCGGCGACGTCGTCTCGGGAACGTTCAACTACTCGAACGGCCTGGACAAGGTCGAGGTCATCCGCCCCGACGGCCGGATCGCGGGCGCCGACCCCGGCATGATGTCCTCCAACGGCAACCTGGTCACGCGGTTCAAGGACACCAGCATGATCGACATCGCCCTGAACGGCGAGCCGATCGACTTGACCTGGTCGTGGCGCATCTCGGCAGCCAAGCAACTCCGCCTGACGCAGCACAGCGTCTATCTGCCCAAGCCGCGTTTCCCGATCAGCGGCCCCGGCGGCGTCCAGGGAACCTTCGCCTACCAGGCTTCGGCCAAGGCGGGTTCGACGAGTTTCCTGACCGCCTCGCTGATCAGCGGCTTCGATCACTCGGCCTGACGGCCGGAAATCCCATTCGCCTAAGGACAGCCAATGCCCAGACTTGCCAGGGGTCGCGAACCGACCTGGATCACACTCACGGAGGCGACGAAGGAGGAACCGGCGTGCCGGGTTCTTGTTCGACCCTACACGATCGCCGGAAAATCGGTCGGGCTGCTGGCGCTGCGCAATGCACTGGAATGTGGAGCGACGGCGCCTGAGGGCAACATCGCCTTTTCGGTCGGCCTGGCGACCTGGGCAGTAATGGAGTGGGAGGGGGTTGGCGATGAAGCTGGCGAGCCGGTCCCCTGCACGCGCGACGATGTCCGCCTTCTGATGGAGCAGCACGAGGCCGCCTTCGCAGCGTTCGAGCGACTGTATGTGACGCCCGCCATTGAGGGCGACAACGAAAAAAACGGATCATCGCCCTCGCCGCATGGCACTTCGCCGGCCGGGGCGGCTCCGAGGAAGACGAAGAAGAAGACCAAGGCGAAGGTGCGCCGTGGGGCGGGCGCAGCTACTGCGACGGCTGCGCCTGCCAAAGCGGCGAATGCCCGTACCGCCGCCACCAGCCGCAAAGCGACGAAGGCCGCGCCGTCTGGGGTCTGATCCAGGCCTGTCATCGCCAGATGCGCGCATCTGACGGCGTGATCTACGGCCTCGACTTCCCGGCGGTGCTGTCGCTCGCCGAACACCTCGACCTCGACCTCTCGCTGGTCGCCGAGGTCCTGCCCTTCATCGAACCCCACGTCGTCACCGCCTGGAGGCGGGAGGAAGAGCCATGAGCGGACAAGTTCGTCAGGTCGCCTTCCGCCTGAAGAGCGACGGCAAGGCCGAAGTCCAACGCGACTTCAAGGACGTCGGAGACTCTGGCGCCAAGGCCTACGCTCATATCGAACAGGCGGCCATCGAGGCCGGCCACGCGGCCGATCGGCAGATGGCCAAGTATCGGGAAATGGCCAAGGCGGCGGAGGCGGCCGGCAAGGCGGCCGACGCCCAGCGGCGGATCAACGCGCTGCTGGGCGTCAACGCGCCGGTCGGCAAGTCGGCCAAGGACAGCATGGAAGCCTTCATGCAGGCGCCCGGGCGCGGGCTCTCGACCATGCAGCGGCAAACGCTGGTCTATACCGCCTCCGACGTGTTCGCGTCGGCCGCCTCGGGCATGAACCCGGCGATGATCGCAATGCAGCAGGGACCGCAGGTCCTTCAAGCGTTCGTGGTCGAAGGCGGCAAGGCGGCCGCGACCATGCTCAAGCTCGGGGTGGCGGTTGGTGTACCGGCCACCGCGGTTGGGCTGATGACTGCCGCCTTCCTGGCCCAGCGCGAGGCGAACCGGCAGCTCGAAATCTCGGTCAGCGGGATCGGCGCGGCGAGCGGCGAGAGCGCCGACAGCCTGCGCGCCCTGGCCGACGCCAACCGCGACGCCGGCAAGCTCACGGCCGGCGCGGCGCGGGAAATGGCGGGCGCCTATGCCGAGACGGGCCGGATCGGCGGCCAGGTGATCGGCCAACTCATTGCCGATACGCGGGCCTATGCGACCGTGACCCGCCAGGACGCCAAGGCCGCGACGTCGGAGCTGGCCAAGGCCTTCGCCGATCCGGCCAAGGGGGCGGAGCTGCTGAACAGCAAGCTCGGCCTGCTGGACGACGGGACCATGCGGTACATCCAGACCCTGCTGGAGCAGAACCGCGCGACCGACGCCCAGCTCGTGCTGGCCGACGCCCTGTCGCGCCGCCTGGAGAACACCGCGTCCAGCGTCTCCGTTCTCGGCGGTGCGTGGGATGAGGTGAAGCGGAAGGCGGCGGGCGCATGGGAGTGGATGGGCAAGGCCGTGGACCGCGCCTTGGGCGGCGGCCCGGCGCTCGCCCGTATCCAGGACCTGACGAACGAGCGGGCCGTGCAGGCCCAGGTTCCGTTCGGGATGGGCAACCGTCGCGTTCAGGAGATCGACGCCGAGCTGGCCAAGATCCGATCGCAGGAGGCCGCCCGGGCCCGTCAGGCCGAACAGACCCGCGCCAACCTGATCGCCTCTGACGCCCGCACAGTGCAGGACCGCGTCAACCCGCTCCCCGGCCGCCTGCGCGAGCTGCGGGCCGACGAAGCGAAGTTGAAGGGCGCGCTCGACAAGGGCCTGCTGACGGACACCGCGCAGGCGCAGAAGGACCTCGCGGCGCTGCGCAAGGAGATCAAGGCCGTCGAGGCCGGCTATACCAGCGCCAGCGCCCAGGCGAGCGCTCTGGCGCGCGAGAGCCGCGAGGGTGCGAGCGCCGCTCGCAAGGCGGCCCGGGAAGCCGAACGGGAGGCTAAGGAGGCCGAGCGCCAGGCTAAGCGCCTGGCCGACCTCCAGTCGCGCGACCATCTCGCGCTCGCCAAGGCGCAGGGCATCAAGGTCCTGATCGAAGAAGCCGAGCGCGAAGGCCGAGTTCGCAGCCTGACCAACGAGTATGAGTCGGCGGGCCTGTCGCTGACCCGCGCGCGACTTCTCGCCCAGCAGCAGGTTTCGATGGAGACCCAGGCCGAGTTCGAAGCGCGCCGCAAGCTGGCGACCGAGCTTCCGACCGACTTCGTCTCGACCCAGGACGCCTTGAAGCGTCAGGAACTGATCCTGGCCGGGGCGAACGACAACATCGACGCCGCCAAGCAGATGAAGGGGGCCTATGAGTCCGCCTTCGACCGGATTGGCGACATGCTCGCCGCGGGCAAGACCGACTGGTCGAGCTATCGCGACGCGGGCAAGGCGGCGATCAACGACATCATCGGCGAGATGCTGCGTCTGGCGGCCATCAACCCGCTTAAGAACGCGCTCTTCGGCCAGAACAATCCGACCCTCGGGAGCGGCGGCATCCTCGGCGCCATCTTCGGCAAGGGCGGCGGATCGAAAGCCGGTCTCCTGCCTGGCGAATGGCCGCCGATGCAGCTCCCCGAGCGCTGGAATTTCGGCGGCGGCTCGATCCTCAGTTCGGTGTTCAAGGTTCTGCGCATCCCCGGTTTCGCCGCGGGTACGGACTACGCGCCGGGCGGCTGGGCCAAGGTCGGCGAGTATGGCGAAGAGCTGGTGCGCCTGCCGCGCGGGTCGCAGGTGTTCAACGCCCAGCGGACCGCGGCCATGACCAAGGGTGGCGGCGACGTCTCGGTGCCGATCAGCATCAGCATCGACGCTCGCGGCGCTGGCCCACGCGAGGTCGAGGCGTTGAGCGCTCGCCTGGACCGCTTCGAGCGGGAGTTCCCGGGCCAAGTGGTGGCGGTCGTGACCGACGCCCGCGAACGACGGTGGATGTAGTCGCATGATCCTCTATCCCCGAGACATGCCGGAGATCGGTCCGGCGCGTCAGACGTTCGAGCTGAACCGCGTCGATCTGCTGTCGCGCGAGGCCTCGGGCCGCGCCGGCGCCATGTCGGTCGGCCAGCCCGTGTGGGCGGCCGAATGGACGCTGGGCGACCGCTTCGGCGACAAGCTGTCCGACGAGTGGCGCGCCTGGGTCGCCTCGCTGGAAGGGGCCACGCGAACCTTCATCGGCCGGGACATTGAGCGGCCCTTTCCCAAGCTCTACGCGCAGGGGTTCGGCGGCATGATGCGGGCCGGCGGCGGCGCGTTCGACGGCTCGGCCGGCTGGTCCTTTAGCCTGGCCTTCGGCGGCGTGCCCCAGCTCCAGTTGACCGGCCTGCCGGCGGGCCTGGTGATTTCGGCCGGCGACTATGTCGATTTCCGCTGGCAGACCGGAGGCGAGGCGCGCCGCTCGCTCGTGCGCAGCCTGGAGAAGGTCACGGCCAGCGCCGGGGGCGTCGCGGTGTTCGCCACCGCGCCGGCTGTCCCGGCGCTGACGCCACCGGGCGCCGTCGCGCATCTGGATTGGGCGGGCTGCATCATGCGGCTGGTCCCGAGCCTGACGAAGCTGACCGCCATGGACCGCGCCCGGGCCGTGGGCGGCCAGATCACCGCCGTGCAGGACCTGCTGCCGTGAAGGATTTCGGACCTGCCGCACGCGAGGCCATCGCGGCCGGCCGCGCCATGAGCGTCGGGGCGGTGTTCATCGCCATTCCCGGCGAGCCGTTCGCGGTCTGGGGTGGATACGGCGACCTTGAGATCGACGGAGCGACGCACACCGGCATCGGCGATCGGGGGCTGGTCAGTTCGTCGTCTGGCGCGGTCGGATCGGGCGACCAGGGGGTCACGCTGGAGCTTTCCGGCATCGAGCCGAAGGTGTTGGAGCTGGTCGATACGCAGTCGGCCAATCGAGCCGAGGTCGTGGTTCGGCGGCTGATCTTCGACTCCAGCGCGCGCACGCTTCTGGCCTCCCCCGTTTTCTCGCGCGGCCGACTGGACAAGATCAGCACCAAGGACACCATCGGCGGCACCGCAATCATCCGAGCCATGGTCGAGGGCGCGGTGCGTGGCCTCGGGCGGATGGGCGGGCGGATGCGCAGCAACGCCGACCAGCGGCTGTGCGATCCCGCCGACGCCGGGATGGCCCTGGTCGCCCATGCCGGCGAAACCTCGATCTATTGGGGCGGCAAGCCCGCCCAGACCGGCCAACAGGCGTTCGGCGCGACCAAGGTCGTGGCCGACGCGCTCAACAAGTTCTTCGGGTTCAGATGACCGCTCGAAATTACGAGGTGCTGCTGCGCTACCTGACGCAGCGTTCGCGCACGCCGTTCGCATGGGGGCGCGAGGCCAACGATTGCGTCAGCCACATGCTGGGCGCCCTGGAAGCGCAGGGAACGCCGCTCGATCCCGCGACCCTGCCGGCGTGGTCGAGCGAGCGCGGCGCGGTGCGCGTTCTGGCGCGGCTGGGCGGCCTCGAGGCGGCGTTGAGCGCTTGGTTGCGTCCGATCCCGCCGGCCATGGCTCAGCGAGGCGACGTTGCCGTCGCGGCCGGCCCGGACGGCGAGCTGGCCGTGCTGATCGTCGAGGGTGACACGCTGGTCGGCCCGAGCCCGGCCGGCCATCAGCGGCTGGCGCGCTCGCGCATGGTCAAGGCCTGGAGCGCGACGTGATCCGGCTTGTCGTCTTGATCGCCACGGCGCTGCTGCTTTCGGCCGCGCCGGCCTGGGGGCTGCCCGTCGCGGCCGTCGCCGCTGTCATCGGCGTGTCGGCCGGCGGCATCGTCGCCGCGGCGGCGACCTTCGTCGTCAACACCGTGATTTCGATGGGCCTGAGCGCCCTGACGAGCAAGCTGTTTGCGCCGAAGATGCCGAATTCGGCGGAGGCTGCGCAGGACCGGCAGGCGAGCATTACCCAGCTCAACGTCGGCGAAGTCGCGCGCGAGTTCGTGTTCGGCGAGACGGCCAACGCCGGCAGCCTGGCGGCCGCCTTCAACTACGGCGGCAAGTACGGGACTGACCACGTCGTGAAGGTCGTCGTGGTCGCCGACCACAAGTGCGACGGGCTGAAGAGCATCCTCATCAACGACAAGGAAGTGGGGTTCGTCGCGGATGGCCCGGTCGCCGACTACAACAACCAGCTCTCGATCTATTGGCGGGACGGGTCGGAGGGCCAGCAGTTCCCCGCGGCGCTGCTGGCGGCCTGGAAGGCCTCGCAGCTCCATAGCTCCACCGCGCCTGAGACGGGCAACATCCTGACCGGCTGCGCCTACATCGTCTTCGACTATCTGTGCGACGCGCCGGACGCCACGAACCCGATCTGGGGCGGCAATCACCCGCAGTTCCTGCCGGTGATCCGTGGCAAGCGCTGCTACGATCCACGCAAGGACTCGACCGTCCCGGGCGGCTTCGGCCCGCACCGTTGGAACGATCCGTCGACCTGGGAGTGGACCCGCAATCTCGCGCTGATCCGCTACAACTGGCTGCGCGGCGCCTACTATCTCGACCGGGTGAACGAGCCGCGCCACCTGCTGGTCGGCCGCGGCCTGTCGGCGATCCAGGCGCCGCCCGAGCGCATCATCGCTGCGGCCAATATCTGCGACGAGCTGGTGGACAACCTGCAAGGCGGAACCGAGCCCCGCTATCTCGCCGACGGTGTCATTCGCGCGTCCCAGCCCTTCGACCAGGTCGAGGCGCTGTTCGAGGCCTGCTGTGGCGGCAAGATCGTCCAGCCCGAGGGCGGCGTAGACCTCGAACCCGGCCAGGCGCGCACGCCCGTCGCCCAGATCACCGACGACAACCTGGTGGATGGCCGCGAGGTCGAGTTCGATCACTTCGCGTCCGACGCCAACCGGGTGAACACCATCATCCCACGCTATATCGAACCGTCGCAGCGCTATGCCGACCACGCCGCGCCTGTCCTGCGCGACACGCTGGACGTCCTGGCCGAAGGACCTCGCGAAGAAACCCTGGTCCTGCCGTTCGTGACCCGCGTCACCCAGGCCCTGCGAGTCGGCGAGATGCGCCGCCGGCAGGCGCGGCTTGAGCGGACCGCCAAGATCACGTTGCCGCCCTGGTTCGCGGAGATCGAGGAAGGCGACTGGATCGAGTGGACGTCGAAGCGCCACACGGACAATCAGCCCGTCGTCTTCCGGGTGGGCTCGTACAGCCTCAGCGAAGGTTGGGAGAACAGTCTCGTCCTGTCGGAGACGGCATACAGCGTCTACGGCTTCGGAGGCTTGCCGCTGCCGTCCTCGGGCGGCCAGAACCCGACCGTACCGCCCGGCGCCCTGGTGCTGGAGGGCGTCACCGCCCAGGCGATCCAGATCGAGGGCGAGAACACGCTCGTCCCGGCGGTCAAGTTCGGCTGGACCAAGCCCGTCGATCCCGCCGTCACCCGCATCCGCGCCGAGATCCGAAAGGTAGGCCAGCAGGTCACGGCCCCGACCACGACCGACAACGTCAATGCCGGCGAGCTGCTGGTGACCAACGGCGTGCCGATCCAGGCGAGCATCGAGGCGCGCCTGGTCCCGCTGGGCGAGCCCGGACGGCCCATCATCCCCTCGCCCTGGATCGCGCTTACGACCGGCGAGCTGCGCGTGCCCGGCATCACCACGATTGGCGGCATGACGCCCGAGCAGCTCGTGGCGGAGCTGAAGGCGGCTAGCGCCAAGGGCGATGCGCTGACCAAGTCGATGATGGAGGCGTTTCTGCGCCTGAGCGAAGAGCGCGATCAGCTTTTCAAGGAGACGTTCTTCAACGGCCGCCGCATCCGCACGATCGTCCTGGACGAGATCGAAGAGCGGACCGAGGGCGACGCCTTCATCATGAGCCACGTCAACCTGATGGGGCTCAAGGTCGATGGCGGTTCGGCCTGGCGCATGAGCGACACGACGCTGAAGGCGACGGCCACCATGACCTGGGGGCAGTACCGCGACAGCCTGCAGGCCAGCTTCGGCTCGGTGAACGCTGCCATCACGTCGGAGGCCACGACCCGGGCCAGCGCCGACAGTGCGCTCGCCAATTCACTCAGCGTCGTCTCGACCACGGTCAACGGCCACACGGCGAGCATCACGCAACAGTCCACCTCGATCGACGGCCTCAAGGCGCAGTACGTCCTGGCGGTCACCGCCGGCAACCGCGTCGCCGGCATGAGGCTCGCGGCCGGCGGCGGCGTCTCGTCCATCGCCTTCAGCGCCGATCAGATCGGCTTCAGCAACGGCGTCACCGACAAGTATCCCTTCGCGATCGTCGGCAACGAAGTCCACGCGACCAGCTTCCGCGTCGATCGTGTGTTCGCCAACTCCATCGTCACGGACAGCCTGGTCGGCGGGGCCGTCACGTCGATGCTCTATTCCGAGCAATCGGCCGGCGGCGTCGGTATCGGCGGGTCGGAGACGCAGATTTTCAGCATGTCCTTCACCTCGACGGGTGGGGCGCACGCGCTGCATCTGAACGTCCAGGCGGGCCACACAGGCGGCGGCGAGGCCGGCGTGCTGGTGACGATCCGACGCAACGGCGGCCTGATCGGCACGCGATCCTTCTGGCTGCGGCAGTCCTTTTCCTACACCGGGTCCTTCTCGGTCTTCGACCAGCCCGGACCGGGAACCCACAGCTACACGATCAGCGTGGCCGAAACCCCCGGCTCCGACCACCTGGGCGTCGCCCAATCCTCCAACATGATCATCACGGAGCTGAAGCGGTGAAAATTGCCGTGTTCAATGCTGCTGGCGAGGCGACCCAGATCATCGCCGGCCCCGAGCTGCACCTGGTCGCCAACCTGTGGATGCTGCCGGCGGACCAGCAGACTCGCGTCCTCGACGGCACGTCGTTCGAAGGCGTGGTGTCTCTCGTCGGCTTGCGGGAGAACGAGGCCGGCGTGGAGAGCTATGCGGCGCTCCCGCCCCTGGACGAGTTCGACGCCATCGTGGCTGGGGGCGCCCGATGAGCCTGACCACGACGCAGCTCGCCAGCAACTTCGCCGACGAGCTGACCGGCCAGGGCGTGGCGCTGGACGACAAGCCGGCCTTCGTCGCCGCCTTCGCCGGGATGCTGACGGCCTGGCTGGGCGGCGAGGACGCGCTGCCCGCGGACACCGCCTATCGGCTCATGCAAGTCATGGGGTCCTGGAACCTCGACCAGCTCCAGCGCCTGGAGTGGTGGACCGGCTCGGCGACGGGCGGCCCGAACGGAGACGGAGAGTATCCGCAGACAAACGCGGCCGGCGTGACGACGTTGTTTCCCAGTCGCGCCAAGATGATGCAGGTGACGGCCAAGGGCGACCCGGGCGGCGTCGCCTATACCTTCTCGACCGCCACGGGGGCGGCCGATCCGGGCGCGGGCAAGCTGCGGTTCGATAGCGCCACGCCGGCCGACGTCACGAAGCTGTTCGTGGACAATCTCGGTGCGACCGGCGGGAACCTGGTCGGCTGGCTCGCCGGCATGGGGGCTTCGACGTCGGTCCAGAAGGGCCTGCTCGTCGTCCAGGCGGGCAGCACGGCCGCGCCGCTGGTCTTCCGTCTGACCGCTGCGCCAATCGACCGGGCGGGCTACTACGAGCTGCCGGTGGCGCGGTTGGCGGGGACGGTGCTGCCGGCGGACGGGGCCAGCCTGACCCTGCTGTTCGCGCCCAGCGGCGACCGTGGCGAAGGCGTGCTGAAGGGCGTCGGTGCGCCCGCCGCAGGCCTGGGCGTCGTCGGCGACGCCTATCTGCGGCTCGATACCGGCGACTGGTATCAGAAGACCGGCGGCGGCTGGGGCGCGCCGATCGCGCAGACCGAGGTCGCCTCGCTGTTGGCCCAGGCGGTGGCGGCACGGGACGCGGCGCAGACGGCGCAGGGGATCGCCGTGCCGGCGGCGGGCGTGGCGAGCGATGCGGCCGAGGCGGCCATCGAGGCGCGCGACATCGCAATCGACAAGGCCGGCGAGGCCCATGACGACCGGGTCGCTGTCGGCAACGACAAGGCGGACATGGCCGCCTGGCTCACGGCCTTCGCGGGCGACAAGGACGCGGTCGAGGCGTGGCTCGCGCAGTTCGCTATCGACAAGGCCGCGGCTATTGCGGCGGCCGCCACCGCGACCACCAAGGCGGCCGAAGCGGCCGCGTCCGCCGCTTCGGTGGATGGCCCGCTGATCGCCAGTCGGCTCAACGCTCTGGAGGCCGGGCAGGCGTCGATTGAGACCAGCCTGCGCTCCGACGTCCTGCGGTTGATGATGCAGCTCACTGAGGTGCGGCTGAACCAGGTCGGCACGCCGCACGGCTGGGCCGACAGCTTTGACGATACGGACGGGGTCGATGCAGCGGCCTCGACCGGCGAGGTCTATGACGCGGCCGGCAAGCTCTATTACGGCGACCGTAGCGCCTATGAAGCGGTGCAGAGCCTGCCGGCGATGACGGCGAACAATGCTCCGGCGGGACATGTGGTCGCGGCCAGCAATGAGAACTCGGCGAGCCAGGCGGCGTGGAAGGCATTCGACCGGGACCTGAACACGAACAACTTCTGGACCTGCAACAATCCTTCCGCCTCGCCTCAATGGTTGCGGCGCTCGGCTCCTGGGCCGATCACCGTCAAGGCCTACCGCTTCCTGATGCCGTATTTCCAGAGTGGGACGCTGCAGAACTGGAAACTGCAGGGGTCGAGCGATCTTGCGGCCTGGGTCGATCTGCATTCGATCGCGGGCGCGACGCTTAATGCGAGTTCGTGGACACCGAACTACATCGTCCCGAGCGCGTCGCCCTATCAGCACTATCGGGTGCTGATTACCGGCGCGCCCCTGGGCTCCGGCAACGTCGCGATATCCGAGCTGGAGCTATTCCAGCTCTCTCCGCCGGCCGAGCTGGACCTTCGTAGCGCAGCCGGCGGGGCCTTCGCCGTCCCCACGCGCGCGTCGCTGATCGTTCTGGCCAGGGCCGTCACGGGGTCTGGCGTCGTGCCCGGCACAAACCTGAAGGGCTATGTCAGCCGGACGGGCGGGGCGAGCTGGACCGAGGTCACGCTGGTCGCGCGCGATACGGCTGGCGGCTTCACCTACTTTGAGGCGCTGGGCGCCGACATCAGCGGCCAGGCGGCCGGCTCGTCCATGAAGTGGCGGGTCTGGACGTCGGCCGTCGATCAGATCGACGTCGGCGCCGTCGCCATCGGATGGAACTGACCCATGCCTCTTCGCCCCATGGGGAGCGTAAGGCTCCCGACCGACGCCCCGGACGCCCCGCAGCCGGTTCCGTTCAAGGTCTCGCGGATGCAGGCCAAGCAGGCGCTGCTGGCCGGAGGGCTGCTCGCGACCTTCGATGCTGCGGTGGCCGCCAGCGGCAACCCGGTCCTGCAGCTCTACTACGCCGAGACGTCCGACTTTCACCGCGACCACCCGGACCTCGTCGCTTTCATGGCCGCGCTCGGCATGACTGACGACCAGGTCGATGACCTCTTCAGGGCCGCCGCCCTGATCACCTGACGTGCGAGCGCCGCTCGCACCCACACCCGGGCGAATGGGATTCGCCTGATCCAACCCCATCGAAAGGACTGCCCATGCGTCTCCGCATTCTGGGCGCGTGCGCCTGTGCGTTCGCGCTGATCTCCGCCACCTCCCTGGCCGCTGAGCGCTCGGTGGGCGATGCGCGCGCCGCCCGAACCTACATCGAGGTTGTCACGGTCGATCCGCTGACGGGCCTGCCCCAGTCCGGTGGCGGGACCGGGGGTGGCGGCGCGGCCACGATCGCGGACGGTGCGGACGTCGCGACCGGCGGGAAGCTCGATAATGCTTGGAGCGGAACCGGGTCCGGCTCGGTCATCGCCATCCTGAAGTCGATCCGGGCGCTGGACGCGTCGATCGACGCGAAGCTGGGCGCGGCTCTGCCCCGCACCCTGTCCACGCCGTACTTCAACGCGGCGCTGGCGGCGACGCCGCAGCTCGTCAGCGTCGGGCCGCGGGTGCTGGCCGACTACTACCTGGAGAACCCGGACGTCGGCTCTCGCGCGTGCCTCCAGGTCTTCAACGCCGCCTCGGCCGGGGCGGTGACGGTGGGCACGACGACGCCCGTTCGGGCGATCTGCCTGGGGCCTGAAGAGCGGGCGAACATCAGCGCCCTTCGCCTCGACTTCGCCGCCGGCATCGTGATCGCCGCGACCTCGACTCCGACCGGGTCGGGCGCGCCGGCCACGGCCCTGGTGGTCAACCTGGGGACGGAGCCGCGCCAATGAGCCTGACCCTGACCGGCGCCAGCAAGAAGAAGCGGATGCGCGCGGCGCTGGCGATCGCAGTCGGAGTTTCCTGGCTCGCCCTGGACGCCTATCTCGGGCCGGTGCCGGCCGGCAACCTGGTCACGGTCAGCAACGTCACCGGCCTGCCGTTCGAGGTCTTGCCGGCGGGTGCGCCGATCTATCGCGGTCTGCTGGTCGGCCCCAGCCCGGGCTGGGACGGGACGGGCGGCCGAGGCTACGGCGGCGCCAATCCAGCCGCGCCGGTCGATCCGGCTCGCGTCACAGCCAAGCCGGTCTGCCGGAATGTCGATGTGCCCGGTCAGTGGTTCGACGATGACCTGGTGCAGGGTTGCTACGCTGCCGCAGAGGGCGGGGTGCGGGTCTACTACTGGTCCGAGGGCACGCGGACCGAAGTTCCCCTCTCGACGCGGTTGTGGGCTGACGCGAACGGCAAGCGGCGGAAACTGATCGCCTATTGGGTCACACACGATCACTCCGCCTACATCGCCCAAGTCCCGGCCGGCGGGGAAATCCAGTGCTACTGGGAGGTCGTACCGAACGATCCGACCATGCAATCCATCGTGCGTCCGGTCGACAAGTTCTGGGCCAAGCCGGCCGGCCAGCTCTACGAGAACGACATTGCGTTCGGGACAGGCCTGCCCACGGTCGCGGGGGCGAGCTATCCGACCCTCTCGGCCGCCCTGCAATATGTTCGGTCGACCAGCAAGAACAACGTGCGCCTGACCTGCATGACGACCGGCCTCTATGACATGGTTACGTCGAGCGGCACGCAGGGGTTCAATGGCGGCTTCGTCCATATCCGCTCGGCTCCTGGCGTCACCTGCACCATCGGCAAGTCGGTTGCGCCGGTCACCGATGGTGGGGTGAACATGAGACCGTCCCTGGACAGCCTCCACCTGATCGGAAGCGGCGTCGTCTTCGACTTCTCCTGGTCCGGCACGCTCTATGCGGACCTGACGACCCGCTGGCATTGGCTCGATGGCTGCCGCGTGACGAACTCCCGCGGGGCCAACAGCTACTGGCTCAAGGGCGGCCGGCCGACCCTGTTCCGCACGGTTGCCCCTGTGGCCGGCGAGGGCGGTATCGCGCACTACTTCACCGAGGTTGATTGCGACAATCTCGCCCAGCCGTTCGTCAGCCAGGCGCTGGCGCGCAACTGCACCCTGACGAACACCCGGGCGGACATCTTCACCGGCATTCGCTGCGCGATCGGCAACACGATCACGAACTACAGCAACGCGTTCTGGACCCAGGATGTCGTGGCTTTCACCGTGACCTATACCGGCCCAGCGGCCACCGCCACGATCGAGAAAATCGGGATCAACGGCTCGGTGGGGCCAATTCGCATCACCGACGCCCTCAACGGCTCAAGGGACGTTGCTCTAGGGACCTCGGTCGCCAGCGCGAACTACAATGTCGCGGACGTAGTCGCGCAGATCAACGCGTACGGGGGCGGCTGGTCGGCGACCCCCGGCGCCAACGCGGACTGGGACGATCGTCAAGCTTGCCGCCTGACGAAGGCTGGGAATGCGTCGAACTCCTTCGGCTCATTCGCGCCGATCTCGGTTAAGGACGCGGTCGTCACCCTAGTGACGGCGTTCGATATCCACGGCGACTTTTACCAGCAGGTCAGCGCGCAGCAGAACATCGTCATCCTTGGCAACCGCGCCATCGGCTTCAACAACGCCCAGTTCGCGCTGTTCGACGGGTCGGGCAGCAAGGACATCTTGTTCGCCAACAACACGGTTATCGGCATCGACAACGTTGCGACCACCCAGGTTAGCGGCGTGCAGAGCAACCTTCGCATCCTGCACAACACCAATCCGACCTCGCCCTTCCTCATGCGCAGCGGCTTCAATCCGGACGCCTATTGTCGGATGGCGAACAACGTCTTCCGGTCACTGAGCTGGGAGGGCGCGCCCGACGCGGACATCAAGATCGCGGACAATCACCTGTTGTTCGGAACCGTGCCGGCGCTGGCGACGGGCACGAGCATGGGGGGGACCGTCGCCACCCTATGGTTGGACGCTGCGAATGACGACTTCCGTCCGGTGGGCCTGCTGCTTTCCAACCAGGTGGCTCCCGTGATCGGGCATGACGAGCTGGGCGCCTACCGGCCAGCGCTGTGTCCTAAGGGCGCGCAAGGCGAGCGGTTCCTCGGCGGCCCGCTACCGAAGGATGTCGCGATGTCGCTGCTGGCGATCTCGCCGACCTTGCCCGGCGGATCGGCCGGTACTGCCGGGCTGCAATGGAAAAAGGCCCCGCTCGAAAGCGGAGCCTCTGCCACGTTGTTGCTGTCCTTCGCAGCCTAGGCGGCGACGGTGGGGCTGCGCCGCCTGCGCAGCGCGGCCCCGGCCAAGCCAAATCCAGTGATCATCATTGCCCAGGTGCTGGGCTCCGGGACGCCGCCGGGCTCCATCGGTCCCTCGACATAGTCGAACACGATGTTGTCGATGTAGAAACCGCCGATCGCGCGCCAATCGCCTTGGCTGGAACTGACCTCGCGCGTCGTATAGTCCTGAACGATATGGGTCCACTCGCCGCCAGTGAGGTTGAAGACGTACTTGCCTTCGTCGAACACCCCCGGCTTGGCCCCAAGCGTCAGCACCGTGTCCACGACGGCGCGGACATCGAACGAGCGCAGGGTGTAGATCCGGCCGGAGTACGGTTCGAAGAAGAGCTGCCCCCAGGTCGGCGCAGGCATCGGGTAGTAGGACGGCACATACAGCGCGCCGCTTACGATTGAGCCTCCAGCGGCCGGGTCAAGGACGCCCCCGCCCGTGATGTCGTTCGTGTCGAACGTGATGGTCGTTGTGGCGGCCGAGGCGGACTCTGCCGCGGCGATGGTGACGGCCGCGACGGCGGCGGCGGCGAACATCTTCATAACTGATTAACCCTCCAACCAGGGCGTGCAGACGACTCCTCTGGGGTTGCTCTGTCAAGGTTGTACTCGCGGCCGGTGAAATCACCCGCTGCGCCCGCTCCAAAATCGCGAAAGGAGGGCGCAATGCCCTATCGAGATCCCGCCTGGTGGCGGGAGGTCGCCCCGGCGCTGGCCGGGGGGCTGATGTCGGCGCTGTTCGTCGCGTTCCTGGCGGCCGCGGCCCCCAGGCCCTGGCCGGCGGGCCACATCACCAAGGCCATCGTGGAGACGCTGGCGGCCTGGATCGTCGGGACGCTGGCGGCGATCTACATGGGGCCGCTCGTCGCCCAGCTCGCCCATCTGGAGGGCGCGGAGGCCATCGGCGGGGTCAAGGTGATCGTCGGCGTGGTTGGCTGGCGCGCCCTGCCGTTCCTGATGGACATGGCCCTGAAGGTCGCCCGCAGCCAGGCGGAGAAGGTCCAATGACCAGCTTCTCCGTCATCGCGATCGCGGCCTTGGCGGTCGTGGCGTTCGCGTCGGGCCTGCGGGCCTTGCTCCAGACGCCGCGCCTGCCGATCGCGCCCAATGCGCCGACAGCCGAGTGTCTGCTTTACGACCTGGTCGCTGGCTTCGCCGCCCTGCGGGCCTGGGTGATTTTCGAGCGCCAGCAGCCGGTCGGCTTCACGGAAATGACCCTCATGGTCGTGTGGGCCGCTGCTGCGGCGCTGGGCCTCGCCAAGGTGCTGATCTATGCGCGCCGCTAGTCCCCTGATCACCGCCGCGCAGCTCCAGCGCTTCGCCCTGCGCTGCGATTTCATGGCCCTCGCGCCCGCCCTCGATGCGGCGTGCCGGCGGTTCGATATCACCACACCGAGTCGGCTGCGGCACTTCATGGGGCAGGTGCATCACGAGAGCATGGGTCTGACACGGCTCGAGGAAGCGCTGAGCTATAGCGCCGACCGGCTGTGCGAGGTCTGGCCGGCCAGGTTCCCCAACGCCGCGTCCGCTGCGCCTTTCGCGCGCAACCCCCGCGCCCTGGCGAACAAGGTCTATGGCGGACGCATGGGCAATGTCGGCCCGGACGACGGCTGGCGCTATCGCGGCCGTGGCCTGCTGATGACCACGGGCCGCCAGAACTACGTCGAAGCCGGCGAGCTGATCGGCCTCGACCTGATCGCGCAGCCGGAGCTGCTGGGGCAGGCGAGGGCCGCGGCGCTCGCGGCGGCGGCGTTCTGGACGCTCAACGGCTGCAACGCCCTGGCCGACCGCGACGAGCTGGAGCTGGTGACGCGGCGCATCAATGGCGGGCTGAACGGTCTGGCCGACCGCCGTGTCCAGACGCAGCGCGCCGGGCTGATCTGGCGCGAGTGACTTCCGCTCATCGGGCGCCCTGCCGGCGGGCCGCCGGACATCCATGAGGACGATATGAGACTGTCTGTAATCGCGGCGTGCTGCGCCGCGTTGAGCCTTGGCGCGTGTCAGTCGCCGGCCGGCCTGGTCGAGGGCGTGAAGGCGCTGAACGACGGCTGTGACCGCGAGGTCGAGGCGACGATGACGTTCGCCACGCCGATGCCGCCGAGCGGATCGGTGAAGATCAGGAAGACCTGCAGAGCTGCCGGCGGCGTCCAGGCGGGCGCAGTCGTGCCGGTCGGGCCTTCGCCGTGAGCAGCTTCACCGATGCCTGGTTCGAGCCGGTCTATCTTCCGAACGGCAAGCGCAAGACGCGTAACGGCCGGCCGGTCTTCGCCGTTCGGGGACCTGACGGCGACGGCTTCGTCTACGAGATCGGCTTCAAGGGCTCGGGCCTCGGGATCAAGTGCCGCGAGGGCTATGAGACCGATCTTGCGAGCGATCCGACCGGAATCCTCGACCTGACCGGCGTGGCCGTCCAGGCGGCCGTCGAGTTCGCGCTGCACGATCTTGTGCGGGAGGATGGTCGGTTCTCAAAGCTGGCCGGCGACGCGATCTTGCTGATGGCCATGGAGTCGCGCGGCGTCGATCCGCTCGTGCGTGAGCTGATCTTCGCGGCGGTGCGGCTGAACAACAGCCGGACCCGGCACAATCCCGACGAGCTGGTGTTCGGGCCGGGGGTGATGCCGCCGTACTGAGTTGTCTATCGGGCGTAAACAACCCGCGCTGTGCTGAGGCTATCGAACACGCCTCCTACAAAGACCCGGCTTGGCGTCAACTCGACGTCGAACTGGAAAGGAGGTGTCCCATAGAACCGTTTCTGATTATCGCGATGATCCTGGCGCTCTCGATCTTCGCGGCGACCTTGAAGTCGCTCTAACAATTAGCCCCGCCGGTTCATGCCGGCGGGGCCTTTTCTGTTCGGATCAGGCTGGGCGCGGTTCGGGAGGATCAAACGCCAGGAAGCCGGCCGGTGGTGACGTGAGGGCGTCCGCGACGTCAGCAGCCGGGTCCAGCCAAACGTCCACGCTATCGCCGTTCAGGAACACCGGCTGACGATTGTGGAACGGCTCCATGTCATCGCCTGGGTGAACGCCCTGCATGACCATGGTGTAGCTCTCCACCGGCCCCTCGGGCAGATCGGCCCGTCCCCACAGGCCCGCGAGAAAGAGGGGGCCGCCGTTCGCCGCCGAGATCCGATGCTTGGTCATCGAGCCCTTGGGACCGGTGAATTCGCAGAACGATGTCGCCGGGATCACGCAGCGGCGGCGCTTGAAGGCGTCGCGAAACGACGCCTTTGTGGCCATCTCTTCAGAGCGGCAGTTGTTCGTCGCGGCCTTCCAGTCCTTGGCGGCGCCCTTGTGGAAGAACGGGATCAGGCCCCAGCGGCCAACCGCCGGCTCCAGCGCGCCGCCCGGAATGGCTGGATCGGCAGGGCGGAAGAACAAGCCGTCATACTTGGGGTAGACGTCCTTGCGCCATGTGAGGTTCGAGGTGTCCGCCGGCATCAGCAGCACCCGGCCCAGGAACTTCTCGTGATCCTCGGCCCAGTCGATGAGGGCCTGTTCATTCTGGTAGTTGTTGCACATGGGGCGCCTCCCAGGACGTGACCTTGCCTCGTCCTGCGTCAGGCGACCAGCCCGCGGTCGAGATCGCGGCGGCGCTGGGCCTCGGCCAGGCGCTCGTCCAGGGCCGTGCGCCAGGAGGGCGGCTTGCCGTTCGGGTCATGCCAGAGGAATTCGACGGTCCAACGGTCGCCGTGACATTTGCCGCAGTTCCCCTTGATCAGACGGCCAATATCCCTGATCGACGTAGAGGCGTCTCCACGGCCGGCCGCGCCGAGCTGGCGGGCGAGGGCGGCGACACTCGTCACCCGCGGCTCGCGGCAGCGGTCGCAGAATATCCGGGCGGCGACGTTTGGGCGCCCGACGAGCTGGCGCAGGGTGATGACCTGGCCGCCCCTGGGGGCGAACTGCATGCTGCACCCGCTGAGGTGATTGCAGCGGAACGTCTTGATCACGAGTGACATCTGGACGTCAGCCATGCCCTGTTTGATCAGGCGCGGAAATTCGACGTAGTAGGTCCGCCGGCACTCCTGCGTCTGGCAGCGCCCGACCATCTCGGCATGCCGCTGCATGTAGCCGAAGACCGTCGTCACTTCCTCGATATAGCCGTTCGCGACCGTCCAGCCCTTCGGCGGAAAATGGCCATTGTCGTTCATGGCGGGGTCGTGGCCCGCGGGACGCGAGACATGTCATCTGGCCTGCTTTGGCCAGGCCAGGACCGCGCTGCCGGCGTAGCTGCCCAGCAGGACGCCTGAAAAATAGCAGCGGGCGCCCTTGGCGACCGCGGTGACCCAATAGGGCGCGTCCAAGTCATCGATCGGCGACTCAACCTCTTGCCAGCCCGATTCTGACGCCCGCAGCGCCATCTCCTTGATCCGGGCCTTGTCCCGTTCGCTGAACCCGAACCGCTCGAAATAGGCCGCGTGCTGGAGGTCCCTAGCCTGCGCTTGCGCCATGATCAGCCATCCACAAGTTTGAACGCCGCCCGTCGCTCCGCTGCCGCCGCGCCGCGTCTCATGCGGGCCAGCATTTCGGGATCATCGAAAATTACGCGGTCCCCTGGTCCCACGCGTCCCATGATCATGCCTGGCTTCATGAGCCATTCGGCCGGCGCAGGCGCGCCGGGTCGGTCGTTGTCGTTCAT